TTCTTGAAAAAGCAATTTCAAGAGCAGCTAAGTCACTGCTGTTTGAATTCAATGATGAGTTTACGAGAGCTCAATTCAGAAATATCGTAGAGCCATTCCTTCGTGATGTTCAGGGTAGAAGAGGAATCACAGACTTCAAAGTTGTTTGTGATGAAACTAACAACCCACCTAGCGTTATAGATAGAAATGAATTCGTAGGCGACATCTACATCAAACCAGCACGTAGCATCAACTTTATCCAGTTGAACTTTGTTGCTGTAAGAACAGGTGTTGAGTTCTCCGAAATCGTAGGTTCATTTTAATTAACGATAGGAGACAAAAATGGCATTTAACATAAACGATATTAGAAGTCAACTGACACTTGGAGGAGCGAGAGCATCGCTCTTTCAAGTAACAATAACTAATCCTGCTAACAGTCTTGCAGATATTAAAGTACCTTTCATGGTAAGAGCTTCTCAGATTCCTGCTTCAACATTAGGAGTTATTGAAGTTCCTTATTTTGGAAGAAAAGTAAGATTGGCTGGTGACCGTACATTTGGAGAATGGTCAGTTGTTGTAATGAACGATGAAGACTTTCTAATTAGAAACGCAATGGAAGAGTGGTCAAATCAAATCCAAACACTTCAGACAAACTTAAGAGGCTTTGGTGCTGCTTCCCCTCTACTATATAAATCAACAGCAACAGTAACACAATTTGCAAAAACTGGTGTACCAATTAGAACATATACATTTAATGGTATTTTCCCAATTGAAATTTCTGCAATTGATGTTGATTGGAATGCTACAGATAGTATTGAAGAATTTAGTGTTGTCTTTGGATATGATTGGTGGGAAGTTACTGGTGGTATAACTGGTAACGCTGGCGGAGCCTAATAACGGGGGGAGCAATTCCCCCCTTTTAATATTGGAGTAATAACTTGGCAGAATTTTTTGGGTTCGAGATACGCAAAAAAGGTGAAGTAAAAGAAAATCTTGATGGGTTCACAGCTCCAGTCAATGACGATGGAGCTGTTGTCGTTGCTGCTGGAGGTGTTTACGGTACATTTGTTGATCTAGAAGGGTCAGCAAAAACAGAAGCTGAGCTTGTAACAAAATATAGAGAAATGGCTCAGCATCCAGAGGTAATGTCTGCTGTTGATGATATTGTCAATGAGGCAATCACAACAGAAGAGAATATGGAAACTGTAAGAATTAACTTAGACAAAGTTCAAGTTTCTTCTACAATCAAAAAACTTATTGAAGCAGAATTCCAAGAAGTAAAAAAGCTATTAGATTTTGAAAACCAAGCATACGACATTTTCAAAAGATGGTATGTCGATGGTAGAATGTATTACCAAGCAATCATCGACAGAAATGATCCAAGAGCTGGTATTAGAGAATTAAGATATATTGATCCTCGTAAGATTAGAAAAATTAAAGAAGTTAAACGCAAGAAACTACCTGGTAGATCAAACAGCCTTCAGCAAGCATCTGTTCAAAACATTGAAGCTGAATACTTTGTTTACAGTGAAAAGGGTTTTAAACCTGCTGCTGGTGATATCAACTCTACACAGGGTTTAAAGATTGCTAAGGATAGTATTGTTCATACTACATCTGGTTTGATGGACAAAGGAAACACTCTTGTTCTTTCATATCTCCACCAAGCAATAAAACCACTCAATCAGCTTAGAACTTTAGAAGATGCTGTCTTGATATACAGAGTATCAAGGGCACCTGAAAGAAGGATATTCTACATTGATGTAGGTAACCTTCCTAAGATGAAAGCAGAGCAGTATCTTCGTGACATGATGGTCCGTCATAAAAATAGAATCGTGTATGATTCTGCTACGGGTGAGATAAGAGACGATAGAAAATTTATGACCATGTTGGAAGACTATTGGCTTCCAAGAAGAGAAGGTAACAGAGGTACAGAAATTTCTACTCTACCAGGTGGTCAGTTGACAGGTGAACTTAATGACGTTGAATACTTCCAGAAGAAGTTGTATCAATCATTGAATGTTCCCAATGCAAGATTGAATCCAGACTACACATACAATCCTGGTCGTTCAACAGAGATAAGCAGAGACGAGATCAAATTTGCCAAATTTATTGATCGTCTAAGATTACGCTTTAATGCTCTGTTTATTAAGACACTTGAAAAGCAACTGTTGTTAAAAGGTGTAACTACTAAAGATGAATGGGATCAGTTTTCTATTGATATTGGTTTCAATTATTCAAGAGACAACTACTTTGCTGAGCTCAAAGATTCAGAAATCCTTGCTCAGCGTATGAATATTTTGCAGCAAGTAGATCCTTATGTTGGTAAGTATTTCTCATCGCTTTGGATTAAGAGAAACATTTTAAAGCAAACAGATGAAGAGATTGAAGAAATAGAAGATGAAATGCTAGCAGATTTGCAGCAAATGACGGGTCAAAGTGAACCTCCGCAAAATGAATCGCAATAAATAGTATATAAGGAGAATTATTATGGAATATACCACGCAAGATTTAGTAATGGCTGCAATAAAAGGAGATGCTGTTGGTTCAGCAGAAGCTTTTAATAATTTAATTACAGATAGAATTGCTTCTTCTATCCAAGACAGAAAACTTGAACTGGCTCAATCAATATTTAACAGTAATCAGCAACCTGAAGAAGATGAGTATGAGGAAGATGAGGAGTACGACGAAGATGAAGATTTAGAGGCTGATGAAGAAGACGAAGAGGAAGAAGATGAAAACGCTTAAACAAATTTTATCTACAGCTAATTACGCTAACTCAACCAAAGACCTTGAGAACTTTGTTGCAAAGCACGAAGTTGAAAAGATAGAAGATGCCAATGGAAACAAGGATGATGTTTTTCAGGGCACCAATGTTAAAACAGTTAAAAGAGCCCAGGAAAGACATGGATACGATACTCCAAAAGATCAAGCAGTTCATGAGCAGTTTGAAGACCTCTCTGAAAAAACTCTTACAAAAGCAGAAATGAAAAAAAGAGAAGAAATATCACAAGCTATGGAGAGAGACAATCCCAACATGCCTATGGCTAAGAAAATGGCTATTGCTACTGCAACAGCAAAACGAGTTGCTGAGGAAGTTGAAGAAACAACATTTGAAGAAGATTTAGTTGAGCTCTATTTTGCACTTAACGAAGAAGACAGAGACGAATTAATTGATATCCTCAATGAAGAAGATGAAGATCTACTTTTAGAATTCGTTGAGTCTTTGGAGGAAGAAAATGTCTGACATTCTAAAAGTTCTAGGCAATGAAGTAACTTTAGATTCAGTAGGAGCTAATACTACAATTTCCACTGTAGACGGATCAGTTTTAGTGAGGTTGTTTAATACAAGCAATGATACAATAGTTACAGTTACTCAACAGACATCAGCAAATGCAAACGTAGCTTCATTTAGCTTGGGCTATCTTGGAACAGATATGTCATTTGTCTTTTTAAGAAAAGAAGCTTCAGATAAAATAATTGTTAGTGCCAATAGTACAGTTAAAGCAGTTCCTGTTGGGTATTACTAAGGAAAGAACATGAAACTTATTACCGAATTAGTAGAAGAAGTCAAATATCTTACTGAAGAAAAAGAAGGTAAGAAAAATCTCTATATTGAAGGTGTTTTCCTTCAAGCAAATATTCCTAATCGTAACAACAGAATGTATCGAGTTGATATTCTCGAGAGAGAAGTTAATCGTTACAATACAGAGTATGTTGCTAAGAATAGAGCTTTAGGAGAATTAGGACATCCTAATGGACCTTCTATTAATCTGGATAGGGCTTCTCATAAAATTGAGTCTCTTCGTAGAGAAGGAGACAATTTTATTGGACGTGCTAAAATTTTAGACACACCAATGGGAAATATTGCCAGAAGTTTGATTGAGAGCAATTGTTGCGTTGGAGTTTCATCTAGAGGAATGGGTTCTCTCAAACAGAACAATAAAGGCATTAATGAAGTTCAAGATGACTTCTATCTGGCTACTGCTGCTGACATTGTAGCAGATCCTTCTGCTCCTGATGCTTTCGTACAAGGAATTATGGAAGGAGTTGAGTGGGTTTGGGATAATGGAATTATTAAAGCTCAGAAAATTGAAGAGCTAAAAGAACAGGTCACAAAGTCTTCTAGAAAGCAATTAGAATCTACGAAGATGAAAGTTTTTGAATCCTTTATAAATCAACTCTCTAATAAGCAATTTTATAAATAATACATATAAAATCAACAAGGAGCATTAAAATGGCTACAAAAGAATTAAAAGAAAAGGTTTCTGTTGGTGGTGGAACTACGGGTATTTCCTCAGTTCCCGATCCAGTAGGAGGAACAGCAACTCTTCCAGCTTCTAAGAAGCAAGGAGAGGGAATGCAGAAGGCTCAGGGAGATATGCAAGACACTAACCCAGAAAATAACACAGCACCAACAGGTGATATGTCTGATCAGAACAAAGCTACTATCGCTAGCAAACTAGGTGCTGTCAAAGAGCACGTTGATGCTATGTTTAACGACGAAGAGCTTTCAGAAGAATTTAGAGAAAAAGCAACTGTAATTTTTGAAGCTGCAATTGCTGCTAAAGCAGAAGAGATTGAAGCTGCTCTTGATGAGCAATACAGCCAAAAATTTGAAGATGCTAAAGTAGAGATTTACGAGGAAATGACTGCCCGCGTAGACGAGTATCTAAACTACATCGTTGAGCAGTGGATGGAAGAGAATCAAGTTGCAATCGAATCCAGTCTTAGAACTGAGATTGCAGAAGACTTCATCCATGGTATGAAGAACCTCTTTAAAGAACATTATGTTGAAGTACCCGATGAGAAGTATGATGTGCTTGGAGAGTTAGCACAGCGAGTTGAGGAGCTAGAAGAGCAACTTAATGATACAGTAAATGAGAATATTGAACTTAGAGCTCAGCTTTCTGAAACAACTAAAGAGCAGTTAATTCAAGATGTTGCAGAAGGCCTAGCAGCTACACAAGTAGAGAAATTCAAAGCTCTTGCTGAAGGTGTTGAGTATGGTGATGCTGAAGAATATAAGCGTAAGCTTGAAATTGTAAAGGAAAATTATTTCCCTTCCGAGAAAAAAGCATCTGTTCTTGATACAGAAGAAGTTGAGAGTTTGAGTGAAGGATATGAGGGTAACAAGGTAGTAACTCCTGTATCTAATTATGTCCAAGCAATCGCGCGTACTATCAAAAGATAATAATTTATAAATAATTTTAGACCCAATTTTAAAACGAAGAAAGGGAGTCCAACCATGTATTTAACTGAAGACATTCAAGCAAAGTGGAAGCCTGTTATTGAGCACGAAGATCTTCCAAAGATCTCCGATGTTCATAAGAGAGGTGTTACCGCTGTACTTCTTGAGAACACAGAAAAGGCTTTGAGAGAAGCTGGTGCTTATGGCGGCCAGTATCTTACAGAAGCTCCTACAAACGCTATCGGTAATCCCGATTCCACAAACGCAGGTGCAATTGATACATTTGACCCTGTATTGATTTCTCTTGTTCGCCGTGCAATGCCTAATCTCATTGCTTATGATATTTGCGGTGTCCAGCCTATGACTGGTCCTACAGGTCTCATTTTTGCAATGCGTGCTCGTTACAGCAACAATGACGGTACAGAAGCATTCTACAATGAGCCAAACACAGCATTTGCTACTATCGTTTCTGGTGCAAATACTCTTGGTCTTAAGCACACTGGTACACTTCCTGGTAACACAACATACCAGTCTAACCTTGCTCAAGAGGGTGTATACAACTATGGTACCGGTCTTTCAACAGCTAATGCTGAAGGTCTTGGAAATAGCACACTTACATTCCCTGAGATGGCATTCTCAATTGAGAAAGTAACTGTTACAGCTAAGACACGTGCTCTTAAAGCTGAGTACTCAATGGAACTTGCTCAGGACCTTAAAGCAATTCATGGTCTTGATGCTGAGACAGAGCTTTCTAACATTCTTTCTACAGAGATTCTTGCTGAAATCAACCGTGAAGTTGTTCGTTCTATCAACGTAACAGCTAAGCAGGGTGCAGAAGGTACAGCAGATCCTGGTATTTTTGACCTTGACGTTGATGCTAATGGTCGTTGGTCCGTTGAGAAGTTCAAGGGTCTAATGTTCCAAGTTGAGCGTGAAGCTAACCAAATTGCCAAAGATACTCGTAGAGGTAAAGGTAACATCATCATCTGCTCAAGCGATGTCGCTTCTGCACTTCAGATGGCTGGTGTTCTTGATTACGCTCCTGCTCTTAACAGCAACAACCTCAATGTTGATGACACTGGTGCTACATTTGCTGGTGTTCTAAACGGACGTATCCGTGTTTACATCGATCCATATGCTGCTGGTGGCAACTATATGACAGTTGGATACAAGGGTGCCAGCGCATTTGATGCTGGTCTCTTCTACTGCCCATATGTTCCTCTCCAGATGGTTCGTGCAGTTGATCAGTCTACATTCCAACCAAAAATTGGATTTAAGACACGTTACGGAATGGTTGCAAACCCATTTGCTGGTGGTGAGACAGCTTCTCTTGGTGTTCTCACAAAAGACCAGAACGTATACTACAGACGTGTTCTTGTTACAAACATCCTGTAATAATAAAAACAATAGCAGATGTTTTGAAGGCCCACGAAAGTGGGCCTTTTTTTATGCATAAATAGTGGAAAGGAGATAATATGTCAGCTTTAAGTAATCAACCTACCAATAACAACTTTCTTTCTCCACTTGGTCTAAGATTTACGATCAAGAAAACTCCCTTAGTCAATTACTTTGTTCAATCAGCTACAATACCTTCGGTTTCTATTGGTCGTGTTGATATACCTAACCCATTTGTAAAGATCCCTTTTGCTGGTACTCAACTTACCTTTGATCCTTTGGCAATAGTATTTAAAGTTGATGAAGATATGAAAAATTATCTTGAGATTTATAATTGGCTAATTGGACTTGGTTTTCCAGAAGACTTCAATCAATATAAGACACTCGCAAGTGCTCAACCTATGTCAGGGGAAGGTATTGTATCTGATTGTACATTAACAGTTCTTTCTAGTGCAATGAATCCAAATATTGAGATTGTGTTTTATGATGCATATCCAACATCATTATCAAGTATATCTTTAGATTCAAGAGAGCAAGATGTAAACTACATTGACGCTACAGTTACATTTGCCTATAGAAGTTTTAAAATAATTAACCTTTAACTGTTGATTTATAGTATTATTTTCTGTATACTTCATTTAACTTTTATGGAGTATACATGAAACTAGAAGATATTATTAGTGAGTGGGAAAATGATTCTAAAATTGATCGCACAGAGCTTGCAGAAGAAAGTTTAAAGATAGCTCAGCTTCACTCTAAGTATTATAAACTGTTTCTTGCTGAGCGCACTCAGTTAAAGAAATGGCAGAGTGAGTTCAAACAACTGTATAAAGTCAAGTTTGAATATTATAATGGAACAATAAGTGATGAAGAGTTGAAAGAACGTGATTGGGAGCCATTTGCTCTTAAAGTTCTTAAGAATGATTTAGATGTTTATTTGGATGCAGATAGTGACTTGATTTACGCTCAACAAAAGATATCCTTACAAGAAGATAAAGTGCAGTTTGTTGAGAACATAATCAAATCTCTCACAGCGAGAGGATACAATATTAAATCTGCTATTGAATGGATTAAATGGTCTCAAGGTGGCTAATGGATACATTAACAATAAGAAAAGTAGATGATGTTTATATCAAAGTAATGTGTGACCCTGGCACAGCAATGGAACTAAGTGAATATTTTACTTTCATGGTACCTGGTGCAAAACACATGCATCTTTATAAAATAAAGAAATGGGATGGTAAGATAAGATTGTTTCATGCAATGTCAAGATCTGTGTATGGTGGGTTATTAAACCACATTCTACAGTTTGCTAAAGAAAGAGACTATCCTGTTGAATATGAAAATCCTAATGATTTTAATGACACAGAGTTCTCTGTAATAGAAGCAAAAGACTTCGCCAAAGAAATAAATCTTACACTAGAGCCTAGAGATTACCAGTACGAAGCCTTTGTTCATGCTGTAAGAAAAAGAAGAGCTTTGTTATTATCCCCAACTGCTTCAGGTAAATCATTAATCATTTACCTACTCTCAAAGATGTATGAGAATGAAAAGGTTCTCATCATCGTTCCAACGACATCTCTTGTACATCAAATGGCTAGTGACTTTGTTAGTTATGGATGCGACGAAAAAGATATTCATAAAATTTATTCTGGAGAAGAAAAGTCTTCTGAATGTCCTTTTGTTGTCACTACTTGGCAATCAATATACAAGTTAGATAAGAAATGGTTCCAACAATTTGGATGTGTTATCGGTGATGAAGCTCATCTGTTCAAAGCAAAAAGTCTATCTTCTATATTAGAAAAATTAGTAGTGTGTCCATATCGTTTTGGATTCACTGGTACTCTTGATGGAACAGAAACACATAAGCTAGTTTTAGAAGGTTTGTTTGGTGCTGTGAAGAAGGTTACGACAACTGCTGAATTGATAGAACAAAAGCATCTTTCTAGTTTTAAGATTAAAGCTATTATACTTAAACACAGTGATGAAAAGTGTGAACTGCTTAAGAAAGCTGACTATCAACAAGAGATAGACTTTCTTGTGAATAACAAGCAAAGAAATAGATTTATTACTAATCTAGCTCTGTCTGTAGAAGGTAATACTCTCGTGCTTTATCAGCTCGTAGAAAAGCACGGTGAAGTACTGTATAATATGATACTTGATAAACAGTCTAAACACGATGTATACTTCGTTCACGGAGGAGTTGAGGGCGAGGACAGGGAAGAGATTAGAAAACTTGTAGAAACGAAGAATAACGCTATTATCGTCGCATCTTACAGAACATTTTCTACGGGTGTTAATATTAAGAACCTACATAACATTATATTTGCTAGTCCTTCTAAATCTAGGGTTAGAAATCTTCAATCAATAGGAAGAGGTTTAAGAAAGAGTGATTCTAAAGAAGTAGCAACACTTTATGATATTGCTGACGATCTTCGTTATAAATCTAAGACAAATTATGCATTACTGCACTTTTTAGAAAGAGTAAAAGTGTATGGTGAAGAGAAGTTCCAGTATAAGATTTACAACGTACAACTGAAGGATTAATATGTCAATCTCACTTATAAAACTTACAAACGGGACTGAAATAATTGGTGATCTCATAAAAGCAGATGAAAAGATATTATTGAATGACCCCATGCAAATAAATTACAAGCAAAACGAACATTCATCTTTACCTTCTATTTCATTTACAAGGTACTGTCCATTCTCTACAGAAAATATGTTTCAGTTTGACAAGAGCCTTGTACTTCATGTCACACCAATTAAGAAAGCTGTTGAAGACTTTTACATTCAAACTCTCATTGAATATAAAAACACAGCAGAAAAGTTTTTAGAAAACGAATTTGTCCAAGCAACATCAAAGATGAGTTCACCTGAGGAAGCAATGTATAGTAATTTTCTTAAAAAAGTGAGGATAGATGGATACCCCCAATAAACAAAATCATTATGTCGACAATAAAAAACTTTACGAAGCTATTATTGAATACAAACACAATGTACTAGAGGCAAGCAAGAACAATCGTCAGAAACCACCAATACCAAATTATGTTGGTGAGTGTATTCTAATGATTGCTACAAGACTTAGTACAAAACCAAACTTCGTAAATTATTCTTATCGAGAAGAAATGATTAGCGATGGGGTAGAGAATTGTATTTGTTACTTTGACAATTTTGATCCTTCAAAGACAAATAATCCTTTCGCCTACTTCACACAAATTATTTACTACGCATTTCTGAGACGAATACTAAAAGAAAAGAAACAGCTTTACATTAAACATAAGACACTTGAAAATTCTTTGATTCTTCATACTTTAGCTGAGCAAGGTGAACTTAGTGATGTTGATATAACACCTACTGTTGTTGATCTTGACAATGAGAACATGTTTGACTTTATTAAATCTTTCGAGGACAATCTACTGGCTAAGAAAAATAAAAAGTCAAAAAAGGGTATTGAAAAGTTCATCGAAGAAAGTGAAGAGGATGTGACCATTGAAAGCAGTAATAATAACTGATCAGCACTTTGGTGCAAGAAACGATAATCCAGCTTTTCTAGACTACTACGAGAAGTTCTACAGTCAAACGTTTTTTCCTTTTATCGATCAACATCAAATTAAATGTGTGTTGATTCTTGGAGACACGTTTGATCGTAGAAAGTTTATTAACTTTAATTCTCTTAAGAGAACCAAAGAGATGTTCTTTGAACCTCTTTTGGAAAGAAAAATTAGAGTGTTCATGTTAGCTGGTAACCATGACACATACTATAAAAATACCAATGATGTTAATTCTCCATCGCTAGTTCTTAGAGAATATCCAAACATACAGATTATCGATGAACCTCAAGATGTCCAAGTATATGGTTTAGATATTTGTATGATGCCCTGGATATGCACTGAGAATGTAAATCAATCTTTGAAACTACTTCAAGATACTAAAGCTCAGATCTGTATGGGTCATTTTGAGATACAAGGCTTTGCAATGTATAAAGGCTTAGAATCTCACGAGGGTATGAAGCAAGAATTGTTTCAGAAGTTTGATATGGTGTTCTCTGGACACTACCATCACAAGTCTGACAACGGTCATATTTTCTACCTTGGTAATCCTTATGAACTAACTTGGCAAGATTATAATGACACAAGAGGGTTTCACCTGTTTGATCTAAAGACAAGAGAACTTGAGTTTATAGAAAATCCATTTAAGATGTTTTACAAGATTATATACGATGATCTGAACAAGACTTTCGAAGATGTTTTAGAAACTGATTTCTCATATCTCAAAGACTCTTTTGTTAAAGTAATTGTAAAAAATAAAACTAATCCTTATTGGTTTGATTTGTATATTGAGAAACTTGAAAAGGTTGGCTTAACAGATGTACAAGTAGTTGAGGACCACCTTAACTTGAATCTAGAAGGAGATGATGATATTGTTAATGAAGCAGAAGATACAATGACCATTCTCAAAAAATATATTGACAGTATCGAGATTGATACGGACAAACAGAGACTAGATAAACTAATTAGAAGTTTGTATGATGAAGCTCTAAGTGTTGAGTAAATATGATTCTATTTAAAACTATTCGTTATAAAAACCTTCTTTCGTCTGGCAACAACTTCACAGAGATCTTTCTAAACAGAAATCATTCTACACTTATTGTTGGAGAAAACGGAGCAGGTAAATCTTCCATACTCGATGCATTGTGTTTTGCATTGTATGGGAAACCTTTTCGTAAGATCAATAAGGGTATGTTGGTTAACTCCATCAATGGAAAGAATCTTGTTGTTGAGTTAGAGTTTCAGATAGGTAAAAGAGAATACAAGATACGAAGAGGTATCAAACCAAATATATTTGAAATATATCAAGATGGAGAGATTCTAAATCAAAATGCAGAGTCTAAAGAATACCAAGAACATCTAGAAAAAAATATTCTCAAACTTAATCACAAATCGTTTAGTCAAATTGTAGTTCTTGGATCTGCTTCGTTTGTTCCTTTCATGCAATTAACTGCTCAGAATAGACGAGAAGTTATTGAAGACTTATTAGATATCCAGATCTTCTCTACAATGAACCAATTGCTGAAAGAAAAGATACAATCCAATAAGAATGATATTTTAAGTGTTGATTACAACTTAAAGTTGTTTGCTGAAAAGATTGACATGATCAAAAAACATATTGTTCAGCTTAAGCAAAACAACGATGAGTTAATTACACAGAAGCAAAACAAGATAAACGAGTTAGAAAAAGAAGTACAAGAGTTATTTGAAAAGATAACTTCATGTAATACTAGCATAGGCACTTTCAGTAAAGTAATTGAGTCTAAACAGAAACTAGACACAAAGTTTAGTAAGCTAAAGACTCTTCAAAGTCAATTGGATGTTAAGTTTCAAAAACTAGAAAAAGAAATAACCTTCTTTGGTAGTCACGATCAATGTCCAACATGTTTACAAGGTATTGATCATGAACACAAGCAAGAGATTGTTGATAAAGACAACAACCAGTTAAATGAAATAGTTTCTGCCAAAGAAAAGATACAAAGTGAATACGATCTAATCGAACAACAGTTAAATGAAGTTGCAGAAGTTAATTCAAAGATATCTGAATTAAACAAAGAAATATCCAACCACAATATTCAAGTTCAAACACTGAGATCTTTTATTCAAGGTATCACTAAAGAAATTTCAGAAATACAAAACGATAAAAATGTTGGTGAAGATAATTCAGATGAATTGAAATTAGTTAAGCAGCAATTGAAGGAAGCTATAACCCAGAAAGAAGAATTACAAAAGGATAAACAGACATTAGATGTTGCTGCTCTTTTGTTGAGGGATAGTGGTATTAAAACTAGAATCATAAAGCAGTATGTACCAATTATGAATAAGTTAATTAACAAGTACCTTGCAGCAATGGACTTCTTTGTTAACTTTGAGTTGGATGAGAACTTTCAAGAAAAGATTAAGTCTCGTTTTAGAGATGAGTTTACCTATGATTCTTTTTCAGAAGGTGAGAAGATGAGGATTGATTTGAGTCTTCTCTTTACATGGAGAGCTATAGCCAAGTTGCGTAACTCTGCTTCCACTAACCTGTTAATCATGGATGAAGTGTTTGACAGTTCTCTGGATGGTGCTGGTACAGAAGAGTTTATGAAAATCATAGAAGGGTTGCATAACGACACTAACATCTTTGTAATCAGTCACAAAGGTGATCAGCTCTATGATAAGTTTCAGCATGTAATTAAATTTCAAAAACACAAAAATTTTTCGCGAATGGCATAATGGAGTTAAAATGATTTTAGAATTACTGAAACCTAATCATCCAATGTTAAGAATGAAGTTGGATCCTTTTGACTTTAACAATCCACCTGTTGATCCTTTTGAGCTTTCAAACAATCTTATTGAGACAATGGTACACAATAAAGGTTTGGGACTTTCTGCTAATCAATGTGGACTACCATATCGAGTGTTTGTAATGTGGTCTAGTCCTACAAAGATTTGTTTTAACCCAAGACTTGTTGATCAGACTTCAGAAGAAGTTTTACTTGATGAAGGTTGTTTGTCTTATCCTAATTTGCTTGTAAAGATAAAAAGATCTAAAGTTATTAAAGTTAGATATCAGGACGAGATGGGAAAAGTACAAAATGAAAAGTTCATTGGTATGACAGCTAGATGCTTTCTGCACGAGCTTGACCACATGGATGGAATAGTGTATACTTCGAGAGCAAACCCTATCCATCTTAATCGTGCAAGAAACCAACAGAAACTTGTTGAACGTGAAATTAAAAGGAACAAATAATGTCTAAACTTAAAGTAGCAGAAATATTCTATTCGATTCAAGGTGAGGGACGCTTTATGGGCGTCCCTAGTATATTCTTAAGAACATTTGGTTGTAATTTTACTTGTTCTGGATTTGGTATGCCTCGAGGTGTTGCAAGTACAGAACGAGATGAAATAGCTAAGAACATTAGTCTCTATAAGAACTACAAAGATCTACCTTTAGTAACTACTGGATGTGATTCTTATGCTTCTTGGGATCCAAGATTTAAAGATCTTTCACCACTTCTTACTACAGATGCAGTGACAGATAGAATAATGGAATTATTACCAGGAAATACTTGGAACAGTGTTCACTTAGTTATAACTGGTGGGGAACCTCTTTTAGGATGGCAGCGATCATATCCAGATCTTCTTGATCATCCTAAGACCAAAGGTTTGCTTGATGAGATTACTTTTGAGACTAATGGTACACAGAAACTTTCTAGTGAATTCTTTTCATATCTCTTTCATGAATTCACTCGGTCTGGAAGAGCATATGATAAATTAACTTTCTCTGTGTCTCCTAAGTTATCTGTTTCTGGAGAGAAATGGGACGAAGCTATTCGACCAGATATTATAAATCAATATCAGCAAGTAGGTTACACATATCTAAAGTTTGTAGTAGCTAATGACGATGATGTAAATGAAGCTGAACAGGCAGTCAATGAGTATCGAAAAGGTGGTTTTGGTGGACCTGTCTATATTATGCCTTGTGGTGGTGAAGAAATTATGTACAACAAGCACAAGACTAAAGTTGCTGAGCTTGCAATGAAAAAGGGTTGGAGGTATAGTGATCGTTTGCAAATACCTTTATTTAAAAATGCCTGGGGAACATGATGACCAAATATATTTTGCCAGTACAGTATGACACTGCAACACATGATCATTATATTCAATTTCCTGATGAAGTCTTGAAGGAGGTTGGATGGAAGATTGGTGATACACTTGTATGGCATGATAATAAAGACGGATCTTTTGTTTTATCTAATAAGGAAGAGGATATGGAAGGAAGGTTACAGCCAGTAGTTTATAAGTTTGTTAGTACTAAAGAGTTTGTTGATGCATTTCCTTGTGCATATAGACAATGGAAAGCTGATAGTCATTGTAATATGATTCATGGGTATTCTTTTTCTATGCGTTTTTGGTTTGGTAGCAATGACCTTGATATTCGTAATTGGGTTGCTGATTATGGTGGTTTCAAAGAACTTAAAGAAGTACTACAAGATCAATTTGATCATACTCTTTTAGTTGCTCAAGATGATCCAGAGATTGCAATGTTCCATGAGTTGGAAAGAAAGAAGTTAGCCAAACTAACTATCCTGCCAAGACTTGGTTGTGAAGGTTTAGCCGATATGTTGTACAAGTACATTAATGGAGTTTACATTCCAGATATGTGGGGACCTGGTGAAGCTTCAAGGGTTTGGTGCTTTAGAGTAGAAGTAAGGGAAACTCAAGCTAATATGGCCTTTAGAGAAGGTCATAGAGAATGGAACGAAGATCTGTTTGAGGAGTAACATGGAATTAGCATACATTTTATTTGGCTTTCTTGTTGGTTTTTTTACAATGTTGGGATATACTGGTTATGTTAAGTATCAACGAGCAAAAAGAGCCTACTTTCATACCAAGTCGATGTTGGATGAACTACAAGAAAAAATTATCTATTGTAAAATGGAATTTGTAGACAATGAGATTTTTATCTACAGGAAGAAAGATAGTCTTTTCTTAGCAAGATCTAAGGACTTGAAAGATCTTGACGAGCAATTACAAAAGATGCATCCAGACAAGTACTTTGACGTAGATGAAGATCAGATTGAAGAGGCTAAGTTTATTTCCAAGTTGAATGAAAGAGAAGAAAAGGGTAAAACAGTATAATGGAAAAACATTTATCTCAGGTTATACGAGAAAGACTTAAAGCTAGTAATAAACGATTCTTTGCTGGAGATAATATCTCTGAGTTTATTAGCGAAGAAGAAGTTGACAAGCTGGTTCTAGAAGTAAAAGATAAGTTTCAAGGAGTACTAGAATCTCTTGTGATTGACACAGACAATGATCCTAACAGTAAGGATACTGCTAAGCGTTTAGCTAAGATGTATGTTTATGAACTTATGGCTGGACGATATGAGAAGCGACCAGATGTTACTTCTTTCCCTAACGAAGGACACGAGCGTTTTGAGGGTATGTTAGTTGTTAGAGCCGAGCTCGTATCGATGTGCTCCCATCACCACCAGCCTGTAAAGGGAACGGCTATAATCGGTATTATACCTACTGGGTATGTTATTGGTTTATCGAAGTATGCTAGGATTGCTCAATGGTGTGCAAGGCGTGGTACATTGCAAGAAGAGTTAGCTAATCAGATAGCTAGAGAGATTATGAATGCTACTGATACTGAGAATGTTGCTGTCTACATTGAAGCTACGCATGGATGTATGGAGAATAGAGGAGTGATGGCCCATTCAAGCCTTACTCAGACAGCTGTAGTACATGGACTCTTTCATAATGATTCTGTTAAGGCAGAGTTCTATAACCATGTTAAAATGCAAATGAGTCGTTGCTAATGAAAGTTTATCTTGCTAAGTTCACTTTAAACAACAAAGTGATGTATAAAATTGGTCATACCAAATACTTTAATTCAATTACAAGATTTGAAAAAGACGAGTATGATGTATTTGATAATGTAGAGATACTTGACGACATATATGTTGAACATAAAGATGCAATTGTAGCAAGACAGATGTCTAAGTTAGTAGAGGCTTGCTTGCAAGCATATTTTCCAAAAGATTTTAGATTGGAGGAATATTTTCAAACAGAAGAGAAATTCTTTGACGGATTATCTGGTATAACAGAGTGTTTTATCCTAAATAATCAAACAGAAGAATCTTTGTTAGAAGTGTTTCGTCGTGTTAAACGTGAAGTGGGGTATATAATAAATGAGTACAAGTCCAACAAGTGGCACTATTGAGCATGATCAAGTGAAAGCAGAAATCTACCAACCTATTCCTCCTCGATCCTTTATCTGGGTCACTTTTCAAAAAGAAGGTATACACAAGTATCCAGCAGCTGCTACAGATCCTAATCTAGCAACTGGTGACTGGCTTGATGTTAGTTTTCTAGGAACTCCCCATCGCCATATCTTTCATTTCAGAGTAGAAATGGAAGTCTTCCATGACGATAGGGATGTAGAGTTTATTCAGGCAAAACGTATTATGGAAAGATGGTACAATGATGGTACACTACAGCTTGATTACAAGTCCTGTGAAATGATGGCCAAAGAACTTTACACTAAGTGTATTCACAAATGGCCAGATCGAGATTATGTAATTGAAGTGTCAGAAGATGGTGAGAATGGATGTAGGATTGTTTTTGATAAGCGTAGGAGAGTAAATCGATGATTAATTTTTGTCACATAGTACCAACTAAGCTGTTGAGTGAGTTTACACCCTATAATGGTGCTCACTTATTGTTAGCTCACTTAGTTGAGTCTGATCGTGAATACCAAAGTTTCTATAATTCATTGTATGATGGCAAAGAAAGAATTATGGATAACTCTGCATTTGAGATGTACAAAGCAGGCCTTCCAATGTACGATAGTACCAAGCTAGTTACTCTTGCAAAGACTTGTCGTGCAGACTATGTTGTAATGTCAGACTATCCCAAAGAGGATGGTTTAAAGACAATCAAGGCAGCTAAAGAATTGGCTTTTAGGATCAAAGATGCTGGTATGAAAACTTTCTTTTGTCCTCAATCTGAAAAGGGTGATATTGATGATCTTATGTTATCCATCGAATGGGCATTAGACAGTAACATTGTAGATCGTATTGGTATTTCTATTCTCAACTGTCCTATTGCTCTTGGTATCGAAGAAACAAAGCATGGTGAGGAACATACAAGAAAAGACTGGTTTAAACTTCAAAGGTTTATGAGTAGATGGGCTATCTTTAGAGAGATGGAAAAAAGACATTTGCTTAGCGATTGGGAGAAAGCACATAAAAAGTTTCACTGTCTTGGTATGACAGATGGTCCAAGGGAAATAGAATTGTTGGCTCCATATAAAGAATTTATTGCGACATGGGATTCAAGTGCTGCTGTATGGGCTGGTTTACATTTCATAGATTTTGACAAGTCTCCAACTGGCTTAATAGAAGGTAAGTTTGAAAAAGAAGTTGACTTTTCTTGGGACGAAGAGTATGATTCTGATCACGTTTCAAGTATTCGTCATAACATTCAATACATTAATCGACTATGCAAAAGTTAAAAGTTATTGGCTTAACTGGTCCTAAAGGATCTGGTAAAGATACAGTAGCAAAGGTTCTAGAAAAGATTGTTGGAGAAAGAGTAAACCAAATTGCTTTTGCAGATCCAATTAAGAAAGAGATCATTCAACTATTTAACTTAAAAAGTATCTGGGATTACGATACCTTTAAAAGAGCAGAGTTAACTTTTGAGGTTAATAGTATCAATCAAAAGATACCAGGTCGTCAAGTAGTTCGTGAAATTGGTATGTTAATGAGAAGATATGATGAGGAGCAATTTAATAATTATGTCGAATCCTCTATACTCTCTAAACCAAAAGAGATATGGGCAATAACAGATTTAAGATTTGATAATGAATATGTTATGCTAAAAAGACTTGGTGCAGTAATTGTTAAGGTTACTAATAACAGAGTTAAAGATGATGACAATCATATTACAGAGAGAGGTTTTGATTCAAGTCTGATTGATTTTATGTTACCTAATCACGGTAGTATGGATATGTTAGTTCATACATGTAGAGATTTTATATCACACTTAAAGGAAAGCAATGAAGCCTGGTCCAACATTCAAATTTAGTAAGACATACAAAAGGATGCTAGCATCTACTATTGATAAACATGAGTATGGAAAGCTAAAGAAACTTTTTATTCAAGCACAACTTATTTCACAAAACGTAGTTATTAAACCAGTAAAGGATGGAGACGATTAATGAAACATGTGATGGGGTCAAACAGTAGGTCAGCATTAACTAATGTTTACGATGGTGACAGTCAACCTAATGCAGTAGATTTAAGACTTGGGAAAGTATTTAAAATTAGAGACGAGATTTTCGAGATATCTAATGAACACAAAAAACATAGAGGAACTGAGTACGAGGTTTTGCCAGATGACGAGGGATACTATTTCCTGGAGCCTGGACATTATGAAGTGGTCATGGATAATATTATCAGGGTTGGTGAAAATGAAGCGGGTTGGGTTATTACTCGTAGTACTCTTAATCGTAATGGTCTCTTCATTACTTCTGGTCTTTACGACTCTGGTTATCACGGTGCTATGGCCGGTGTTCTTCATGTCATGGTTGGTCCTGCAAAAATTAAAAAAGGTACTCGTATCGGTCAATACTTGAGCTTTGATGCTGAATCGTTAAGTATGTACGATGGAGATTATGGTATTAACAAAGCTCACGATAAAAAATATGGAGTCGCATAATGGAAATTAGAGTAGAAATAGATGAACTTCGTAAGAAGAAGTTATTTGTAGCAACACCAATGTATGGTGGCCAATGTGCTGGAATGTATACTCGCTCAATAGCTGACCTTTCAGCCCTTTGTGCTAAGTATGGAATTTCCCTACAACTGTACTTTTTGTTTAATGAGTCTTTGATTACTCGAGCACGAAACTATTGTGTTGATGAATTCATTCGTAGTGAAGCAACACATTTAATGTTTATTGACTCTGATATTGGATTTAATCCTCAAGACATTCTTGCACTACTAGCATTACAGACTGAAGACAGTCCTTATGATGTCATTGGTGGTCCTTATCCCAAGAAATGTATTAGCTGGGAGAAGATCAAGCAAGCAGTTGATAAAGGAGTTGCTGACGAGAATCCTGGAGTGCTTGAAAAGTATGTTGGGGATTATGTCTTCAATCCTAAGTCTAATCAAAGAGAGATTCCTCTTGGTCAGCCAGTAGAAGTTCTAGAAATTGGTACTGGTTTTATGATGATTAAGAAGAGCTTGTTTGAAAAGTATCGTAACACATATCCTCATCTAAGTTACAAACCAGATCATGTTCGTACAGAGCACTTTGATGGCTCAAGAGAGATTCATGCATACTTTGATTGTATTATTGATCCAGATAGTAAGCGTTACCTTTCTGAAGATTACATGTTCTGTTACAATGTACAGAAGATGGGTAATAAAGTTTGGTTGTGTCCTTGGATGAAACTACAACACGTTGGAAGCTATATCTTTGGTGGTAGTTTGATTGATCTTGCCCAGATTGGTGCAGCTGCTACTGCTGATGTTAATCAACTAAAAAAGAAAGCTGCTAAGAAGAAATGAAATTGACATCTGCAACACTTTTGTTATTGAAAAATTTCTCTACAATCAATCCTGGTATTGTAATCAAACCTGGTAGTATTCTTTCAACAATGGATCCTAACAAAACTGTTCTTGCTAAGGCAACTGTGAAAGAACAGTTTCAAAAGGAATGTGCGATAAGTAACCTACCAAAGTTTCTTGGAGTACTTTCCTTTTTGTCGGATCCTGATTTAGACTTTGAAGATGAACATATTTGTTTGACACAAGGATCGACATCCGTCAAGTTTAGGTATGGTAATCCTTCTTTGATAGCAGTTCCTCCAGATAAAGGTATCACAGTTTCAGAAGATGCAAAGTTCAGGTTGTTAAGTACTGTATTTTCTAATCTAATGAAAGCACAAGGTGCAATGCAGCTAAAAGAAGTTGCAGTAATTGGTAATGAGGAAGGTGTGTTTTTATCCACACTTGACTTTAAAAACAAAACAGGTGATAGTTTCTCTGTTAGGGTTGGGGATAGTAATGGTCGTACTTTTACCTTCTTGTTCAATCCAAGTAATTTGAAGTTTATTAATGATGATTATGATGTAGTACTTTCTTCTAAAGGTTTAATGCACCTTAAAAACTTAGAAGGCAATTTGGAGTATTGGGTTCCTGCAGAAAAGGACTCAACTTTTACATAATGGAGATTAAATGTTTCGTGATGATTTTTTGTGGGTAGAGAAGTATAGGCCTACTAAACTTGATGATGTAATTCTTAGCGCTCAGCACAAAGCAATCTTCAAGCAGTTCTTAGTCGATGGTGAAATACCTAACCTACTCCTGACTGGTAAAGCGGGAGTAGGTAAAACTACTATTGCTCGAGCATTGTTAGAGACACTCAACAAAGATTATATTATCATTAATGGTTCTCTTAATGGTAATATTGATACACTAAGACATGATATAAAGAACTTTGCTTCTACAATATCTTTTCATAGTGGTCGTAAGTATGTTATTCTCGATGAGGCTGATTACTTAAATGCTCAGTCTACTCAGCCAGCTCTAAGAAACTTTATTGAAGAGTATTCTAAGAACTGTGGTTTCATATTTACTTGTAACTATCCTTCCAAGATAATTAAAGAGCTTCATTCTCGTTGTAGTTTGATTGATTTTACAATTGGTAAAGAAGAAGCTCCTAAACTTGCTGCAAAGTTTTACAAGCGCGCTATCGACATACTGACAAATGAAAGTGTAGAACACGATCCTAAAGCTGTTGCAGCTGTTGTAGAGAAATACTTTCCAGACTTTCGTAGGACATTGAATGAGTTGCAAAAATATTCTGCAACTGGTAAAATAGATGTTGGTATTCTGTCTAATTTGGTTGACCAAAGTTTTAAAGATCTTGTTGGTTTCTTAAAGAATAAAGACTTTACCAACATGCGTAAATGGGTTGGTGAACATAACGATATTGAGCCTCAAGAGTTGTTTAGAAAAATATATGATGAGTCGAGTACATTCTTAAAACCTTCTAGTATTCCTCAAGTTGTACTAATCATTGCTGATTATCAATACAAGTCTTCTTTTGTTGTCGATCAAGAAGTAAATAACGTTGCTTGTCTAACAGAAATTATGGTAGAAGGTGATTTTAAATAATATGGAATCTACTGACTTTTTTGAAGAACTTGAAACACAAATAAAAAAACTTAGGCAAATTAGAACTTCGCATAGAGGTAAGTCTTTGTCGTCTAAACGAATTAAAATGAAGACAAGGAAATTTGTACCCGAACAAAAATTTGTCGATGGAGATATAAAATTTATGAATCCTAAAAGTGGAGAAGTAAAAATAGATGGTAGTACTAAACAAGGATTTCGTTCAGAAACGGATGATGCTAATATTATGACTAATAATGAATTCTTTCTCGCAGGCGCCTGCTTAAACGATCTCTACATCACTAAAATTATTGATCATCGAGTCAAGGCTAAGTTAAACACCCACGTAGAAAAAGAAACTCTTGTTTGCAGTTGCAAACAGTGGATTCAGTACATCCGTAAAAACTTCAGCTCACATGAATGGCATGTAGTTGAGTTTGGTGAATCTGCTGGTATGCTTATCTACTGGGATAAACTATTTTTTATTGACTATACTGCAAACTCTAACTCGGTAGAGATAAAGATTTACGGCAATAAGAATGATGTTCTAGAATATCTTGAGAAACTTACTTCAGAGTTTACTGTTGCGACATGCCACATTGAATGGATTTACTCTTCTGATGGAAGTTCTGTTGACATCCCTTTGCTCGGAGAGAAACTTCCTGTAAAAGAAATGTATCCCTTTTTGAAAGGTGAAAGTATAGAAGAATACTACGATCGTTTCTTAAATTCCACAGCTTCTATCCTTCTTTTGATTGGTCCTCCAGGAACTGGAAAGACTACTTTCATCAGAGGTCTTTTACACTACGCATCAAAGAATGCAATTGTAACTTATGATGAGAAGCTTCTAGAAAAAGATTATGTGTTTGCAAGATTCATTGAGGATGATGTATCTGTGATGGTTATTGAAGATGCAGATAACTTCCTTCGTTCAAGAAGCGATGGTAATTCTATGATGCACAGATTTCTTAATGTTGGGGATGGTCTTATTACTGTTAAAGGTAAGAAGCTAGTCTTCTCTACTAACCTTCCATCTATTAAAGATGTTGATCCTGCACTTGTAAGACCAGGAAGATGTTTTGATATTGTTAATTTTGATCATTACACAAAAGAACAAGCAAGCAAACTTGCTACTAAACTTGGTGTAGAATTTACTGGAGATAAAGACAATTACTCCCTTGCTGAAATCTTTCACCAACAAACCTATGTAAAACCACCCAAGAAGGTTGGATTTGTTTAAGGAGAACAAGATGTTGGGCTACAATTTATTAACAGAATTCTTTTCAGATGACAAAAACAAAAAAGGTCAAGTGTATATGGCTCAGACTGGATCTTTGTACAAAGTTGTTTTTGCCAAAGATGCAGTTGAAGGAAAGAATGCTGACTTGACTATGTTTAAGTTTTATACTAATCAACAACAAGCAGAAGATGCAGCCGAAGATTGGGTAAGGCAATGAATGAGCTAGAAACTTATGTAGAGCAGTTCTACGAGGATAATCCTTTTTATCCTAGATGGCCCTGGGGTCAGCTTAGTAAACGCCATATGCGTCTTATAGACGAGAATAACACGTGGTTTAAAAAGGCAAAAGGTATTCTAAGAGAAGAGAAACCTCAATATGAACCAGCCCCATTTTAATGAAAGAAACATTTCATTCTACACTGCAATGGATCAAGGACGATTGGTCATCAAATAGAATTCGTTTTGTTATTGAAGTTATTGCTTGGATTTTATCTATCTTATGTAGTATAATTATGGCTTTAACTGTACCTAATCCACCCTTAATGATGCTTTATCCATTGTGGATAACTGGATGTAGTTTGTATGCCTGGGCTGCATGGACTAGAAGGTCTTTTGGTATGCTCGCTAATTACTTGCTTCTAACATCTATTGACAGTGTTGGACTTTTGAGAATGCTTATATTATGAACCCATTTGACTTTGTAAATGCAATAAACAGTGTTGGCAAGAAGAATCTTATTAAAGAGGATCCTGATTGTGAAAGACTGTATGAACCATATGTGATTAATAAATCATTTTCGTACTTTGCAGATTCTGTGATGTATGCAAATGCAATGAATATCAATAACCACATAGACCGCAAGCTCCAAAACGACTACCTTCTAAATAGCTTAAGACCTTCCAAGAGGTTTGCAAAATGGGTGAAAAATTACGAGGTTAGCGATTTGGAAGCAGTAAAATCATTCTTCAAATTCAGCACACCTAAAGCCAGAGAAGCACTTCGTATTCTTACACCCGAACAGATTATAAAAATAAAAAAATTACAAGAAGAAGGTGGAGAAAGAAATGATTAGTATTGATGATCTAGTAGAGGTGACAATAGAAGAACAAGACGATTTCCTAAAAATACGAGAAACTCTTTCTCGTATTGGTGTTGCATCCAAAAAAGATAGAAAACTGTATCAGAGTTGCCATATTTTACATAAGCAGGGAAAGTATTACATAGTTCACTTTAAAGAACTATTTGCATTAGATGGTAAACCATCCAATTTTTCAGAAGATGATGAGGGTAGAAGAAACACAATTGCTAACTTAATGGCTGAATGGGGTCTACTTGCATTAGTTAATCCAAAGAAATCTCAATCCCCATTAACACCAATTAGTCAGATTAAAGTGCTATCATACAATGAAAAAGACGACTGGGAATTAATCACAAAGTACAGTATTGGTACAAAACGAAGATAAAGTGAGGAGTTTGTTATGAATGATAAAAGTGTAATGTTACAATGGGGTCAGTCAAAGGAAGACTATACAACAATAAGTCTTAGTAGGATTGATGTTCCAAAAGAACTTAATAAACTTTTGATTGGCCGTACAAGTAAAGGTGAACAGTTTGGTAGTGGCTATGAACTGTTTCTCACTGATGATGAACTACAACGACTTGCAAAGGCAATTGAGGGTTACACGAGTATATAATGGAAAAATGGGATCAAAGGTTCTTTGACCTAGCACTTCATGTATCTGCTTGGTCAAAGGATCCCAACACTAAAGTTGGTGCTGTAATAGTA